ATATCCATTTCTTCTCCTCATTTTAATTCTAAACATTTCTTCTTTCTTATTTTTAACATAAGTACTTCTTTGCGACTTACTCATTTTTAACCAACACTCAGGTAGAGATAAAACTCTCGTATCAAAACTAGATGCTACGCCACAAAAATATTTTATTTCTTCTGTATTGATCTCTTTTTCTGGATCATAATACGATTTACCACAAAAAGCACATAATCTATCTATGTGACTACAAATTTCAAACATTAAAGAAAAAAACACCTTCTATATTGCTGTTTACAGGCATATTATTATTTTTTTGATATAAGTATTGATTAAAAATATTCTAAAGAATAACGGGCCCGTAGGCCCGCTATTTCATATGGAGTCGTTAAGTTACTTAAAAAGGGCTTTCGTCCTTTCCTTTTTGTACTTTAACCGTTCCTGACAAGTAACGCTTCCCATTTTTATCTTTGTTTATCCAAAGGGCAACGTCTTTCATGGTTCCGTCAAACATTCCGTTTCCGGTATAGTCTGGTTTTTTGTCACCATCATTCTTGAAGGTATTTTTCCAAAGCTTGAAGCTCTGGTCTTTTTGCTGATATTCAGCCATTCTGATCTCCTTGTTTGTAATGGGTTAGTATAAATATTTTATTTACGAGCCAACGTATTTATTTAACATCTGATTTCTTAAACAGATTATTTAATTATACTTATGACTAACCCATCTTTTTCTGTTGTTTAAAATTCTTTTTAATTTCATCAATCTTTGAAAAGCAGATCCATATTTATGAACCTTGTCTTCTAGTACTAATTTTTCATAGACTCTTATGATTTCTCTTAGGCCTAGCTTTTTATGATTTGTTGCCATCATTAAGCTCCTTCATAATTGAAAGTATGTTAATAAAAAACTCATAATCTAACACAATATAAGGCTTACCTCTATCTTCCCTAACTACGACACCATCTTCGTGTTTTTCAGGCTTAAGCCATTTAGCTATACTCGTCCTTCTTTTGCATCCATAGTAACGCCCTTCTATTTCGATGTCTCCCTTTTCGTGTTGGGCTCCACCTCGATCTCTGTTGTAAGCTTCTAAGCCAAAGTCTTTTGCCATACGAACAGACTGTCTTTGTAACTCAGCTCCCCTTTGTCTATTTCGCCTACCTCTTTTTACATTCTTTGGATTTTTCATATCGATATTCTCATTTTTGATTTAACGTATTTTATTCTACATCTTGGACAATGCATATAAAGTGTCTTACTATCTGAAACGTGATGAAAGTCACAAGTCATACATTGATACTTGTACTCTATCTTATCTCTCATACCCTCTCTGTAGTATTTCTTATTCATCGTCTTCTTCGTACCATATATCGCAATGCTCAAGACATTCTGAGCAAATCTTATAATCCTCATCGGATTTTGCTCCACAACATTCTGATCTACACATTTTTAACTCCTTGATCTTCTTTTGCTATCATAGAATCATATATATCTTTATAATCTTTTAATAATTTTTTATATCCAGCTAACGACTCTTTAGTCATTTCGTTTACATATCTTTCAGAAAAGTAACTTAAAGCATTAATACACTTTAATACTTCTTTTGTATTCATCTTAATTGTTGCTGTGCAAATTCCTTTACTCATAATAATTCGTTTCCATATTTAACAGGTAGGAAAGCGTTCTTTCTAACAATACTCCCACCATTTATTGTTCTCTGTGTTCTTGTTTCTTTAACGTCATAATCAAATAAAAAGTTCCCATATTTATCAGTTATTTTCCAATACATAATAATGTCATCTTTAATTAAATATAAAAAACCAATAAAAGGAACCCTTAACATAGTAGATAATAGCTTACCATCCGATATCTTATCGTAAGTCACTAACCAAGATCCAAAACGCTTTAATTCCATTAGACTTAAATTTCTACACTTAGACTCAAAGACCCCAGCTACTTCATTATTTTTAACAATGATACCATCTATCTTAGCATCCATACTTTTGTCAGTCTCTATTAACATAGAATCGTTCTTGTGTTTTTTACAGATCGTATGATTGATTCTGTCAATCATCTTCTTCTCATATCTTAATGAGGATTGTCCTTTCTCGGTGTTAATATCTAACTTCATTAGAAAGGAGTATCCAATCTTTTTTCTAGTAATTGAATAGCTCTAGCTACTGGGTAGTTTACTTCTGAGTCTAAGTCGTTATAAAACTTTTTAATAAAGACATCGATCAACACTCTTGATTTTCTTATACTAGATAAAGATAAGAAGGGCAGTTGATTACCCCTCTTACCTATCTTCATCATAGATATAAACTTCGCAAATCCCCAGTTTTTCTTATGTTCGTATTTCATACCTTCTACTTCTTTATACCTAAAGATACCATCATCCTTTACAATAACGTCTTCATAAGCAGGGTGTTCTGTAACATCTATTAAGTACTCTGGTTTAAATACATCGGCAATGTAGCTACCAAACCTGACATCTTTAGAGATCTCAAGATTAATAATAGTAGCTGTATACCTACCCTTAGGTAAAGACTTACGATCTGATTCATCGTCAAAAGGGTAATAAGCATCTCCAAAGTCATCCATCTTAAGCGTTTTGCATAACCTCTATCTTTTTAAGACACGCATCTAGATTGTCAAGAGTAATAGTACCATTCTTTAGTTGGTACTTTATTTTATTCTGATCCTGTTTCTTTAGGCCCACAATATTCTTTTCAATCTGTTCTGCTATGTACTCATCATCTGTTTGCTTAATCACTTCACCATCAAACTTCTCAATGACGGCATTCTTAAACTCTTCAGGTGATAGCTTCTTATCTTTATTCACTATCTTTTTAACACCATCATAGCCGTGCACAACAAAATAAACCCAACGATCTATTTCTTTCATAGTGTCACTGTCTAGTGATTTACCTTTAGAGAAAGCTTCCACGGCAAATCCGTGTCTAATCTTTCCCTCTGTTATCTTATCCCAATCGGGTTCTTTGTCGCTCATAAATCGACTCCTTTTTCTTTTAATCCTCCACCACATATCTTATAGAAGTTGCAATACTTCTCATTGCACTCCCACTTATATACAGGAGCTACTCCAAGTTCTATAGGTGGATTTCCTTTTTCAAAAACCTTGTTAACATTACGCCAATACTCTTTTGCTTTATCTATGTAAGATACAGGAATGACCTTCTCTCGCATCCTAGAGTTATCTTTGTTATAATATAGTAACGCTAATTTCTTTAATTTGTTCCCAGATTCTTTTTCATACCACCAACCATAAGTTCCTAGTTGTAAATAATAATTAGTGGCTGGGTTAGGATCAGGATTGCGACCAAATAAACCTTTCCATTTCCAAGCATTGCAAGTCTTAATATCGATCAATGCTCCGTCTTCTATGATTAGCATATCTAAAAAACCTCGCACATTTACTTCGGGTATTCTTATCTCTGTTTCAATAAGGACTTGAGCTCCATTTAAAATAGCATATTCGGTAACTGCATCTTGAATGTCTCCGTGTACTAAATCACCCAACCTAAACAACCTTAGGGTATCATCATTGATTTCTTTAGGGGGTACATCTGCAACGTGTTGAAAGTAATGCTTTCTCATACACATTCCAGCACTAGATCCGTGAAACCATTGTTCGTGTCCCTGATACCGATTCTTAAAATGTAAAGAATTCTTCTTTCTAAGCCAGTCGTGGTAAATTTTTTCAATATTCATAGGGGGTTCCCTTTAAAAGTTTAAGGGCGAGGATGCGGAGTGAGTGTAGTTGTGGTTGAACTGGAAGAATAGGAATATAATAAACCAGTTCATAACCTCGCCCTTAATTACTTATTTAGTTATTTGATGCAATACGTTCTTATCGTCAGCCCACAACGTAATATCGATCATTTGATTGTCGTGAGTTTTAATTGATATAGTCGTAAAGTATTTATCCTTAACGTAATCTGAAGTAGATGTACTGATTCTGTCAAAAGACATAGTTTTTACATCGTGTATACTAATATCTTGCATCTTCCCTAGTTCTATGTTCATACTTTTATCCTTCCTGTTTGTTATATGACTGTGCCCATTTATCTAGCTCAGTTAATTCCTTAGCCTGAGCTTTAAGCACATAATTAAGAGCCTTTGTTAGACCCTCTACTCTACCAAGATGATAATACTTCCCTTGATCTTGATGAAAATCGTCTTGTGCGTATTCAACGTCTCTTTCAAGTAACGTAATTAATTCTTTTAATGCTGTGTACATTTGTTTCCTTTGTTATTGGTTATAAGTCTTATACGCACTACTTTTTACTTTGTTCCAATTTATTAAAATATTCTTCTGTAATGTCTCTCATATCTCTCAGGTAATTAAATTGCTCGTAGGTTCTTAACTTGTGACAATTACAACACCTGACTTCGCATTTATCTATTTCCTTCTTGATAGCTTCCCAATTATATCCATTCATTAATAAGAAAGACACGCCCTCTCCTTTTCTATGTTTAAATCGTTTTTTAACACCCCTAACGTGATCAAACTCTAACACTCTAATATCCATCTCCCCACAGTCAATACATCCTTTAGAAAAATAATCTTTAATAACTTTTCTGTAATTGACTCTTTTTTTGTGTAACTTATATTCCTTTACCTGTTGAACTCTTTCTACTTTTTTTTTCTTATACCACTTGTTGTTATGATAATCGTTTTGACATTTTTTACAGAAATACTGACGACCATCTTTCTTAGCCCTATTTACATAAAAGTCTCTTTTAGGTTTACTTTCTTTGCAAGTAGAACACACCTTCATAATCACTCCTGAATATGTAATTTCGATTCCTTAAATATAAAAAAATAGTATTAGAATTCATAGTAAATTATTAACAAGGATCTTGACCTTCTCGTAAAATCATTAACAGATCTATAAAATCCTTTTTACTTATCGTAGGATATTCCTCTTGTTCTTTCTCTATTTCTCTACGGAATCTCATTCGTACAATACAGTCGTAACACACAGATCGATCCATATCTATAAGGGAGCAGTCTGTATTTGTTTTACAGTGTTTGCATTCAACGTAATCAATTCTCTTCGCTATTATCTTCTTCATCATCATCTTTAAGCTTTAAGTACACTTCTACATAGGCTTCGCATAAATCATTTGGGCAAGATAGGTTACTTACGATACCTTCGTCCTCAAGACCATAGTCTTCATAAGTAAAGTCTCCACCCCATATTAATTCTGTATTGCAATGCCAACATTTCATGATGTAAAGTAATCCACAATCGTGTACATAATAAAGCAAAATAATGTAAAACTAAACACAAATAAAAACATAGCAAATGCTAGTTCCAACATACCAAATGCAAATGCAATAAACTTTATAATCCAGTCTGAAATAGTTACGATAATCATTTCTTGTTTCCCCTGTTTGGTTTCTTTTATAATCTTTACCTGACCCACTACAACTTCTTTTCTATTCTATCCAACCTGATAATAACAAACACCCATAAGGATGCCCACATTATAGTTTGTATAATCGTATCAAATGCTTGGGTCTGTAAAACTTCTATAATATAATACATAATCATTTCCTTGTTTCCTTATCCTTGTGATCTTTTCTCAGGTCTATCGTCACGATCTTTTACCTCTTCGTGATGTAGGTAAGATAAAAGCAGTATCAGGTAATTAACAATATCAGAAACCCTAGACTCTAAAGTTTCATTGCTAAAGGTTCTACCTAACTTAAAAAAGGTGAGTAAAGACTTGATATGTTTTACCAGATAGACGGCTAACACCTTAACAGGACTAAGACCTAACTCGTTTCCAATTCTTTTAAAATTAGTATGAACATCTATGTCCTGATTCCCTTCTGTATATTCAATTCTTTTTGCATCACTTAAGTCAAATGTTCTCTTAATAAATGCTTCTCTAAACTCTTTATATTTTTCAGACTTCATTTTGTTTCCTTTTTATTCAGTGGAGAGACATACTTCATTATCTTCATTATCTTCACTTTCAATTATTATTAGAGGGAAAGTGCAATAGTGAAGTACACCTCTCCACTAGTTTTATTAATCAATTGCTTTATAGTAAACTAAAATCATAATACCTACAACAAAAAATAATATTGCACTTAACATTTAGCAACCTCACTTCTCATTGAATCTGGTTGATCTTCCATATTGGTGTCGCATATATCACAGGAAGTCTTGTGATATTTACTGTGAATGTAGTTTTGTTCACACTCGCAATCCCAATACTCTTGGTGAGTCTGCTCTATAGGATACTCAACAGGCTCCATGCATTCTAGACACCTACCCCACCCATCTTCTGTAATGTAATCATCATAGGCAACTGACTGACAACAAGGACTAAACATCTTTCACCCCCTTACTTATTATACTTATTAACTTATGTCTAAAAGAATAGGAAAGATCTTTCGCATCTCTGTAAGTAATATCATATGCGTGGATCATCTCCTCTTCAATAGCTTTCTTTATGTATTCGTCGTAGAAATTCCTATCATATATCAAATCAATTAGATCTGGGAATATATCATCTGCTAGTTCATCTAACATCATATCTCTATCTGTCGTCATGATTAATTCTCTCCTTTTAGTCTGCCTTCACCGTCTCCTGCTAAGCGAACTACTTTAGTATCTGGACTAATTACATTCCTACCCAATGCAATATCTACATAACCGATTACTTCGTTGTTATCGTCATACACTGGAAAGCACCAGTCAAAATCACGATCTTCATACATTAACTCATTTGCATCTGATTCGTCTATATCTATATAAACCTTACCGAGACATCCCATTACTCAACTCCTTTTTTTATTTGCTTCATTTCTTATTATACGCATAGCTTTTTAAAAAGTTCCAAATTAATTTTCACGATAATAAGAAATCCTACAGTTTTTTATTAGTTTTATATCTTTATTCGTTACCATAACAACTTCATAACTTTCACCAAGTACGAGTTCTCTTTCTTTCATACCTACATCATTAGAATGCGTTTTTTCATTGACGTAAATATTCCTTATCCAGTCACTATTCTCATAATTCTCACAAGATATATCTATGTAATAATCCTTGTTTTCTAGTATGTAGTTAAATCCAAGGATGTTATCAGGATCAACCATTTTATATAATATATTCATTACTCCACTCCTTTATTTAATCTGTCCATTCTAAATTATTTCTCCAAAGAGATAAATCTTCGGTTGTTACTCTGTTTTCACAATCGCTTTGCACACCTGATTTTAAAGTTATATAAATCTTTTCTTCATCTACGTCATTAAACTCAGCTTTCACAAATCCACCACTTATCCTATGCAAACCCCAAGATTTTTTTTGTTCTTGTTCTATTTGATTTAGTCGTTTGTCAAGCTTTTTCACTTCTAAATCACTTAGTTGATCTGTATAGGTATTTTGATATTCGTCTAAATAGTTTTCTATTGTATTGCTATTTGGAATATCATCTAAAAATTCCTCTTCTCCGTCACTCCAAGTAACCTTAATTGTCCAATGATCTATAGTTCTACTCATCACTTCACTCCATTCGTTTTGTTTATTGTTATACACTCTGTTTTATTAAATGTTCCCACTTTTTATAATTATTTTCTGCGTACCTCTCAGCCTTGATCTCCCACTTGTTATAAACATAGGGATCTAAGCCTTGATTTATAGCCAAATTACTCGCCTGATTGTATTTCTTAATGTACTTACGCCTTCCTAGTTTTAAGCAGTCTAATGCGTGTTTTATTTCGTGTACTATTGTCATTAAGAATTCATCAAAACTAGTATAATTTCTAGAAATGTAAATAGTATCTGTTTCAGGTACATACCTGCCTAAGTTACATTTATTTGTGTAAGTTACTTTACTTTCTAAGCCATATTGACTTATGATCTCTTTAGCTATTTTTAAATTAGACACTTCTAAAATACTTCTTCTTTCGCATAATATATGCTAGATCCTCCCTGAGATTTTCTACGTCTCCTGAAATATCGTTAATAATACTGATTAATTCTTTTTTACTCATATCCTCGTTGACACCTTCTGTTAATGAGTAGATACTCTGTATCTTGTTTCCTAACTGAGATAATAAAAATAATATCATTTTTTCCCCTTGCATTTTTTACACGTTTCCCTAGGTAGTTTGTAGGTAGGCATATGTTTATAATATAATTGTACTTTATACATCGTATCTTTTTGAAAGACTAATTTACACTGTTTACAGTACTTTAAGTGTCTAGTTTGTTTGGTATGCTGACTCCGTCCCTTAGCTTCGTTATTTACATAACCTTTATTTAGTTGTTCAATTACCCACTTCATTATTTACCTACTTTTTTATATAGCTTCAGGTGAGGAGGTCGAAAGTTAATAATATTACCAAACTTAGTTAGTTTGTTAGTCTTTCTAATGTCCCCACCTTCAACTAATTCTATATTTTATTACCTACAAATTCAAATAAATCATCTACTAAATAATCGTGATCTTCATCATAATTTTTAGGCAATCCGTAACCGTCAATAGTTGAATCAAAAGAAATATGAGAATTTTTCATTTCTAAACTAACATTCACCTGATCAACTACCCACCTACGTAAGATAGATTTTATTTTTCTTTTACCTAGTAATTTATATATATCTTTATCTGATACCATTTTAACACTCCGTTTTATTTTCTTACTTATTATACTTCCGTTTTACTGATTTGTTCCATTTTTTTATGATGTTTTTTTAATACTGCTTTTTGTTTCTCGTTCATAGTCTTGTCGTTCATCTGCTCACGTAACAACAGGAACCTTATATCTAGTTCAAAATTAGGTAATTTAGTCATTTTACATAACTCCTTTTTATTTCTGTAAGTTAGTTTATTTCTTAACTTTTATTATTTAATTGTTTTCTACGTTGTTTTACTTTTATCAATAATGGATTTCTTTCTGCTTGTTTTAAATCAAATAATTTTATTTCCCATTGATTTACTTTTATATATTCTTTTGATAACATTAAACTAACTGCTTTTTTTAAATTATACATTTTACACCTCTTTTTTTATTAAAATTTTTGCTAGTTTTTATAATAGATACTAGCAAACTATCTTTTATAAGATCTAATGAATTGGTATAACTATTTCCATATTCTTAAATATGGTATTGTTACCACAGGCGTGACCAATAGAGGTACAGGAACCACACTCGCCCGGACAAATAAAGATCTTCTTTTTAAATTGTTTTCTAATTTCAGAGATCTTACCCTTAACAGCTGTAAATTTACCTCTGACAAAGTGTAATTTTTCCAGAGCAGGTTTTAACATCTCAAATTTACCACCGTTGGATAAATTCAAGATATAATTCTTTGGAAAGTCAAATCTAAAGTCATTTAGTTGAGTAAATAAATGTAAGCTTTTAGAATATCCGTAAGCTTTCAAAGTTGGGTTTTCTCTGATTAAGTTTAGCCAATTTTGAAGATCTGTAATGTTTTTAAAGTCACCGTCAACATATAATCTAAAATCAATATCTTTTTGATATTTAAATTTAGGTGTCGATAAAATCCTTTTTAACTCATTCCGGATAATATGAAAGCTTTCTTGCATAATTAAAGTATTTTGCACCTGCCCAAAAAAAGCAGCCGGGTATCGCCAAGCCTTCACAGAATAGCAATAAGTTAAGCACTCCAAAGCACCGGGACAATTGACAATCGGCAAGGTTGAGAAAGTTAAAAAGGGTAGCTTTTTATTACCTATTTTAAAAACACTGAAGGGTAATTTTTCTCCACCTTCTAACCACTCAACAAGCTTGTCTAGATAATATCCATTAGTACCGGTCTTATGTTTTTTGTTTTCCTGTAATGATTTTAAATAAACTAGTAATTCATCAGGGTCAGAACATAAACTAGCTATTTTATTTTTGATTGTGTTGTTTAATTCCATAATAAAGTTCCTATTCTTTTTTATTGGTTGTATTATATATACTCTTAAGTTATTTAAAAGTTCCAATTTATTTTATCTTTTTTTCTTAGGTGGGTAAATGATACGGGATATTTTCGGGGAATGTATTATATATCTTCTTTACTTGCTGATAATTACTTACTTACATAGTTGGTTTTATTTGTATAAATAACAACTACTTACGTGCATAGACTATATAAAACTACCTACGTGCACAGATTTATAAAATATATATACTTTACATAAAAACTACCTGCGTGCATAATCTACTTACGTGCACAAATAATATAAAATATATATAAAATAATTTTAAATAAAAAAAAAGGGAGCCTTTCGGCTCCCCTTTCTATTAGTTAAGAGTTGAATGAATTGACTCTTGATCTTTTTTATCCTGTCCCCAATTCAACATTCCATCTGTCATAATAATATTGTTTCTCATATTACCTTGAGTTGGTTTGTTTTTGTGAGTTAGGATCTCAGTTCCTGAGTTGAGTAAGTCCCACCCTGTGAACTGATTTGAAGTCATTCCATATTTACGATCTCCATTAGATTCTTTAGCTGTAAACATATTCCTAACAATTTGACCGTACTGAGTAGTTGGTAAGTTGTGTAAATATGCTTTACTTTCTGTAAGTTGTCTAAGATCAGGAAACTCAATAGGTCTCTGTAAGTTACCACAAGCATTTACAAAGTTAGTAAGTTTTACAGAACCGTTGTTATTTAGCAGATTACAGGCCTGATAAATATTTGAGTCCCACTCTAGATTCTTATTAGTATGCTTGAATGTATGACCAAAGCCAAATTGCTTGGAAGTCATTCCATTCGTACAAAGCAACCTTAAGAAACTAAATGTAATTCCTGCACTAACTGAACCGTCATAAGAATTTACTTCATCCATAACTATCCCTATAGTATCACCCACAGCCATATTGGGAACTTGTTCCTGCAATCCTGAGTCTTTACAGATATAACTCATTTTATACATTTTACCATCAAAGAAAGTTTTGAGGTACTTCCACTGTAACCCAGATTGTTGCCTGATGGCTTCCCCTACTTTGTGAATATCTAAGTTAGATACGGCCATGTATTCTTTTTTAACTATACCCACTTCCTTATTTTGTAACTCTGGTAACCTGACTGAAAAAGCACTTGAATATCCGCCCTGATCAGTACTTAAGGGAACCTTTACAACTTCTGTAAATGGATCTAGTTTAGTATCATAGACGTTTTCTACAGGTGGTAAGTATTCCACTTCATTATTAGAATTAACTACGGTAGGTAAGTGATTATTATTTGTGTACATATTATATTCCTATTTGTTTTTTTTTTAGTTAGTTAAGTAATGTATTCATTCAATAAGACAGTGTTCTTATTTTCAATGAGTACCCAGCCAGCTTGGTTACAGGCAGGGAATAAATCCTGAAGGGCTCACCCCAGACTTATCGAATTGAATCGAATACTAAAAATTAATTGTCAAAAAGCTAATTGAATAAATGTCAATTACATTTAGTATACGCATGAGATTTTAAAAAGTTCCCTACTTTCTACAATTATTTTTAATTTATGTAAATTAATTTAGTTGCGTACATTATATAGATTAAATTTTTTAACCTGATCAAAACAAAAACAAAAAACTCAACCTAATTATTTCAACCTGAATTCCGATTAGGGGGGTGGTCGGATAAAATAAAAGAGAAACACACATACTAATATATTTTTTTTAAATTTTTTGGAGTTTATACTGGGGCGGGTACTACTTTACTAAGCGGGTACTATATATACTATATTTACTATCTATACTATAATTACTATATATACTATATATACTATATATAATATATATACTATATATACTATAGTACTATTATATAATTCAACCGGAATTAAATAATTGTTAAATAAATTTATATTTAACTATATAGGCTTGTCAAGTTTTTTTATTAAATTAAATGCATGATTCATGAAAGAAAGATTGCAGGGGTTAAGCATTTAGCTTATGAAAAAGAAGAAGACTTTAAACTCAATCACCCCCAAGAAACTATACAGGAAGATTGGAAAGTAGCGGAGGAAGGACAGTGGTGCTATTCAGATGATAATAAAATAGTACAGGTATTAAAGCGAGACTACTTTCAAACTAAAAATGGAGTCAAAAGTCATTACATACGAACTATCATTGGAATGGTTCGCATATCAAAAAATGCAAAGTTAAAGGGTACAGTCAAAGATGAGATCTATAGGTTTTCTAAAAAAAATTGGTATGGACAATTAACTCAAGCTCCCTTAAATTTTAAAAGAAAAAACTTTGCAAAGTATGTGGCCTATGGTATGAAACCCAAGGAAGCGTATAAAAAAGCATTTCCAGATACCAAGAGCTTAGCTCATGCAGGAACTAGAGCCACTGTACTACTTAAAAACAAAACGATAAGGCATCAAGTGGATAAAGAAATAGAAAATTTAATGTCGGATGTAGGGATTACGAAGCGTTACTTATTAGAAAACACTAAAGGCATTGTAGATAAAGAAGATACTAGGGACAACGACAAGCTTAGAGCCATAGAAACCCTAATGAAAATATCAGGAATGCTCTCTGCAGACAAAAAAGTAGACTCAGTAGCCCTAATACAAGAGTTTACTGGCTTTACCAGAGAAAAGCTAAAAGCATTTGAACAAGGCATACTCCCAGAAGCTCCCAAACAACTAGATGAGTAGCGATTTTAACATTATACCCCCTCCTTCAGAGATGCAGAAGAGGGATACTGTACTTGCTAACTCCTATAAGAGTCTTATTTACTTTGGTAGGGCTTTTTTACCTAACGATTTCCTCAATAAGTCTGCTTCTCCTGAGTTCCACTTTGATGTAGCAGAAAAACTAACCACTACTAAGCCCGGAAGTAGGTCATGCATTATTATGCCTAGGGGTTTTGGTAAATCTATCCTGTCTAAAACAGCCATTATGCATAAACTGGTCTTCGCACAAGACGATGAGCAGCATTTTATTGCATGGGTGTCGGAAGAACAGAGTCAGTCTATTGACCACCTAAAGTATTTACGCAATCATTTTGAAATGAATAAGCGATTAAAGTATTATTTTGGTAATCTAGATGGGGGAGCCGCTGGAAAACGCTGGACTGAAAAAGATATTGTAACTCCCAAAGGGGATAGACTCATTGCAAAGGGAACCTCACAGCGTTTAAGGGGTCGTGCAGAGGTCGATGTTAGATACACAGGTATTGTCCTTGATGACTTTGAATCAGAGCTTAACACTAAAACGCCCGAAAGACGTGCAGATATTAAGAAATGGATTGTATCCACAGTGTACCCTGCCTTAGAGGAAACTCCGGGCAGAGAGGGGTGGATTTGGCTGTCAGGAACGATTGTACACTTTGATAGTTTCTTGCAAGCCGTAGTAGATGGACATAGAAAAGCCAAAGAAGAAAACAGAACGTACCCTTGGAGTGTTGTATTTCATAGGGCCATAGAAAAAGGTAAGTCTATTTGGCCACAACAATTTTCCTTAAAAAAACTAGAAGGAAAGAAACGAGAGTTTATAGAAGCAGGTCTAGTTAATAAGTTTGCTCAAGAGTATATGAACGATGCTAGAGACATTAGCAACGCTTCTTTTAAAATAGATCGACTTCAATACTATGGAGGTAAGGTAGAGTCCAGATCTCGTTTTAATTATCTAGTAGATGGAGACAACGCCATTCCTTTAAATGTTTACATCGGTGTTGACTTAGCCGCCACGGCTTCAGAAACCTCAGACTTTCAAGTGATATTGGTTATGGGTATAGACTCAAGCAACAATCGATATGTACTTGAATACTTTAGGGAAAGAATCCCTACCTTTGATGTCCCTAAGGAAATTATAAGACTGGCTAATAAATACAGTCCGGTAAGGCGAGTGACGATTGAAACGGTAGCCGCACAGGAAATGGTTAGAGATATGGTCACTAGACTATCCGCTCAAGAAAAAAGACTCCTACCCGGAATATTTAAAGGAGTTAAACCTCCTGCTAGGATTAAAAAGCAAGACAGACTTGAAACTAGCTTAGGCCCTATTGTCAATTCTAAAAAACTTTACATACAAAGAGAGATGACTGAGTTAGTAGATGAATTCTTTGAACACCCTAAACCTAGAAACGATGATGTAATGGATGCCTTGTATTATGCAGACTACTACGCTAAAGCTCCTAAGAGTGCTCGAACTACGTTAGAAGCATTAGAAAACACATCCAATCAACCTCTTAAGAAAATAACAACAAAAGCCTATAACTGGATGACAGGGTCTAGATTGTAAAATAATATTTGTACTTTAATTCTTTTATGTTTAACATAACCTAGCTAAATACACCTATGCCAAGATACTCTAATAAATCAAAACAACGATTAGCAACGTGTGATGAGCGATTGCAAGATGTCTTCAATGAAGTCATTAAGTATGTTGATTGCAGTATTTTGGAGGGACATAGGGGAAAGGAAAGACAAAATGATTTATTTAATAAAGGCCGTACTAAAGTTAAGTATCCTAATGGTCGCCATAATGCTAGTCCTTCTAAAGCCGCTGATGTTACCCCTTATCCTGTCGATTGGGAGGATAGAGAACGTCAAACACTTTTCGCTGGCTTTGTGCTTGGAATTGCCCGTGGTATGGGTATTAAGCTGAGGTGGGGTGGAAATTGGGATATGTACGAAGAAAGAGGACGATGGGAAGTTGAAGACAATAAGTTTGATGACTTTCCTCATTTTGAGATTAAAGAGTAATGCCCGGAACTACTGACACAGTAAAAGCAAAATTAACCCCCGGTGAGTTTGTTATTCGCAAAGAAGCCGTTGATATGATAGGAGTCCCTATGCTAAACAAACTAAACAATATGCCTAAAGAAGGTGGTCACTCTGCTATTGACAACATTATCGATATGGCTACTATAGCCAATATGAAGATGATGTATGGTGGTGGTATGGTAAAGCCTAATTATGCAGGCGGTGGTATGGTTCAGCAGTACGGACATGGTGGCTCTGTAGATAAAATGATGGGTTACGCTGAAGGCGGTCAACTCAAATCAGTTCCTCAAGACAACCCCGGCTTAGGTAAATTACCAGAAATGGTTAGGAATCGTATGGGTTATATGCAGATGGGTGGTATGGTAGACAACTCATTAATGGGAATGACTGGCTATAAAAGAGGTGGTTACGTTTCTGAAAAAGAAAGAAGATCTCCTATGGGAATGAAGTTTAAAAGATATGAAAATGGCGGAGAAGCCACTCTTGATGAGTTTGAAAAAAATTACGCAGGAGCAATCGTCGATCTATATTTTAAGGATAGTATGTTGCTACCCGATGCTCCTACTACTCCTGAAAAAGATATTTTAAAAGCTATTTTAAATCAAGCTTTAGATAAAAACGTAGTTCGTCCACTATCAAGTGATGAGCTTATGCAGTTAATGCCGCCTAAGGAAAAACAGTATCTAGTCCCGAGAAGTGATAGGAAATTTGATTGGAGAAATATGCAAAATGGTGGAGAAGTAGATCCGTTAGGCATTGATAAAAGACAGCAGATGGGAGCAAAAGCGTATCCCGGCGGAGTAGGCCCCGTCAACGATGATCCTTTAGGCATTGGTCAAAGACAGGCTAACCCCGATATGTATCAAGGCAGTATGATTAGTCCTGAGTTTAGACCTAATCCTACCATGATGTTAAAGCAACAAGAGCAAATGCTTCAAAGTCAAATTGAGGACAGTATTCAAACAAAAGCTATGAAGACTTTACAGCTTCTTAAGTTACAAGGTTTGTTAAATCAAGGGGAAAGAATTGAAAATCCTTCTCCTATGTTTGACAGTCGTGATAACATGATGAGGATAAGAGATAGTTTAAGGTTGGACGACATAAGAAGAAATACAATATAGTCTATGGAAAAGGATAAAAGAGCTCTATATAACGAAGAACTGCACAGGCAGTGGAGAGATGCTCGATCTGAATGGGATACTGAAGCTCGTAAAGACATTGACTTTTATTTAGGGAATCATTTTACAAGCGATGAGTCCGATGAACTATCCTCTCGCAATCAAGCTGACATACCTATGGACAGAGTATCTGCAGCTATTGAAAAATTTAAAGCCGTCCTAACTT